GGCACCGTAATATGGCCCGCCGGCATCGCGATCACATTGGTAAAGCCGACGCCCATATCCTCGGTCCACGAAAACGACACGGCGAAATCGAGCACGTCGCCGATGTGGAGGCCGGCCTGATTGGAGTAGTACCGCGTGTCCGCCCAACTGGAAAAGGTCGTGCCGCTCGGCCCCGGCGGCGACGGATCGATCGCGTTGCCCGTTTGCGCCGAGGCGAGCGGCGAGGGCGTCGTTTCGCCGCCGGCCGGCACCCAGGTATAGGCGTACTGGTAGATCCCGGTGCCGAGGCCGGATCCGCCGGCCGTTGCGACCGTCGGCGCGGCGCTCGGCGCGACGCCCGGCCCGATCAGGGTGCCGCCGCCGCCGAGAAATGTGCCGAGATACGTCAGGATTTGCCCGTCGACCCAGGCTTTCCCGCCGTCCGGACTAAACATGCTCGCATCGGCAATCGGGATCATCGTCTCGCCGACCGCGAGCGCCGACAACGCGCTTTCGCCGTGCCCGCGGCCATACGTGCGCGTCCGGAGCTGCGAGCGTTCCACATTCACGTTGATCGGCGGGTCGTTCAGAAATTTGTGACTGCTATCGATCGGATCGGGCGTGTTCGTCGCTTCCGTCTCGAAGAAATGGAGTTGCGCATCCTCCCAGTAGAAATAGCCGCCGATGAGTTTCGCGAGCGCCCGCAGGCAGCCGTTCAGCGATCCTTCGCTGCCATCAAAGAGCACGGTGACGAGCGGGAGCCCCGCCTGGACGTACGCCGATCCGAAGCCGGGCGCGAACTTGCTGACGACGTCCTGCGCGATCGTCGTCGCCGACACATTGGTGTACGTGCCAAACACCATCCGCCGATTGACGCGCGCCGTATCGTCGATACAATGCACTTTCCACGCGAGCTGTGCCGGCTTGCCTTCGTAGCTTTCGTACACCTGCTCGAGCGTCCCGGTAAAGAGGAGCACGGGATCGTTCTGATTCACCGTGACCCGGATCGTCTGCCCCATCGTCGGCCGCGTCCCGTCGCACAGGAAATCGCAGGTATTCGGCTCGTCGTTAATGATGTCGTGAATCGCCAGCGACCCGAGGCGGATCCGGTCCCGCGCCTCGACGCCGTTGATCAGGATCGACGCGCGCGATTGCCGCGGCCCCCAGACCTCGGCGCTGATGTAGCCCAGACGGAACCAATTGAGCCGCCCGAGATTGAGGAGGCCGCTCGCGCCATCGAGACTCATGGGATCCGGACACCGGTCAACACCTGGCGCGTCACGATTTCACTCACGCGGCGCGCGAGATTACTCTCGGTGTCGACCAGATTGAACGTGTTGTGAATGGTCGCGCCGCCGGCGCCGTTCGGCAGGATGCCGCCGCCGCCCGACGGCACGAAGATCTCCGGCCCGGCCTCCCCGACCAGATACGGCGACCCGCCGACGACCGGCCCGCCGGCCGCGCGCCCAGAGAGAAACGTCGCCGCGCCTGGTAAGGCCCACTGCGGCAAGGACGGCGTCGTGATCTTGCCGCTCGTGCCCGCGTGCGGCGCCGCGTTCACGCCGGGAATGTAGATGTAGGGATTCCCGTAATCGTCATACGCGACGGTGCCGCCGGCAGCGGCCGCCGCTGCTTGCATGTCGGTGCCCTGTTGCAGGGAATAGCGCGACGACACGCTGAATTGCTGCAAGGCCGTCGTCGCCGCCGACGCGGTATCCGTAATCGCTTTTTGCCCTTCCGCGGCCAGCTTGTGGATCGCGTCGGTATCGACCTCGAGGAGCGCGTTCGCTTGTTCGGCGGCGAGCGCCTCGACGGCGCGATTGAATGCGGCGCGTTGCTCCTCGGTGCCTTTGAACGCTTTCTCCTGCTCGTCGACCGCCTCCCAGATTTTGACAATCTGGTACGAGGTCGTATCCAGGATTTGTTTCATCTGGAAATCTTTGAGCGCGGCCTCAGCTTTCTCGATCGAATCGATGCCGGCGACCTGTGCCTCGAATCGTTTTTGACTGGCGGCCATCTGCGCCGCGCCGATCCGGTTGATCTCCGCAAGTTGATTCTCGGTGTGCCCGTGTTCCAGCTTGTCGAGCTCCTCGACGAGCTTGCGGTACGCGGCGGCGGTATCGGCCGCGGATTTCTTGGCGGCCTCGGCCTCGTCCTTATGCGCCTGCGTGAATCGGTGCACCGCCTCTTCACTCGCGCCGACGAGTTTCGCGATTTCCTGCTGACTCACGCCGTAGGACTCGAGCTCGAGGATCGCCGCTTGTTGCGCGGCCGACAGCGGCTCTAGGGCCTGCGTACGCAAGGCCGTCAACCGGTTCTGGAGGAGCTCGGTATTACTGACGGTCTTCGTCTGCGTCGTCGCCATCTCGATCAGTTGGCGATTCATCTCGGCGGCGGATTTACCGGCGTTCTCGTAGGTGTGTGGATCGATCACGGCGTTTTTGATCGCTGTGCCGAGCTGCACCCACCCCTCGATCGACTCGGCAATGATCGCCTTGCCCGTCATCAACGCCCGATTGAGGCCGACATCGAAACTATTGGCGGCCTTGACCGTCTCATCGCTCATGATCGCCATCGATCCGGAGGCGTCATCCATCTGCTCGCGGAGGCTCGTCAGCGCTGGTAGCAGTACCTTCCCGAGCTTGCCGCCAAACAGATCCGCGGCCATCGCGCTCTTTTGCATCGGGTCTTCGATCTGGCCGACGGCCTCGGCGATTTGCAGAAAGGCCTCCTGCGGCCCGGCGGCCTGAAGGCTCTTGACGTTCAGGCCGAGCGCCTGCACCGCGGCGGCCGCGCTCTGATCGCCGCCGGCGAGCCGTTCACTCAATTGCTGGACGCCGCGCGACATTTCCTCCATCGACACGCCGAAATCGAGCCCGACATAGGCCATCTGCTGGAGGCCTTTGATCGACACGCCGGTGGCGCGGCTCAAGTCTTCAATCTGTGAGGCGCTTTCAATGAGCTGTTTGGTAAATTCGAGAATGCGCTCGATGCTGAACGCGGCGACAAACCCCTCGACGATCGGCGTGCCGTGCAAAAAGGCACTGATACCGCCCTCGGTTTCCTGGCGCATGTCTTTCGTGGCGTCGGCAATCTCCTGAATGCCCTTCGGGACATCCATCCCCATCGCTTTCAGTTTCGCGGCCGCTTCGTTCGCCGTCGCGCCGACCTTCGCCAATTCGCTCTCGGTGAGTTTCGAGACGCCGCCGATATCCTCGATCGCCTTCGCCATCAGCGTGGCGTTTTGAATCACCTGGCGGCCGCTAAAGGCGTCGGCCATCTTGTTCAGGGATTGTTCGACGCGCGCGGTCGACTTCTGAAAGCCGTCGAGCGACACCTCCGCTTTCTGGACGGCATCGTAGAAATCGCCGAAATCGGCTTTGAAGGTCGCAGTAACGGCCATAGCTAGAAGGTCCGCATCGAGGCCGCTTGTTCCTCGCGCAGGAGCGCGATCAATTCGTCATAGACACTGCGCGGGAGCGCCAGGAGCTCCGGCACCGTCCAGCGCATCAGGCGGCAGAGATAGAGATCGGATCGGATCTGCTGCCGCCAGGCGTCGTCCGTTTTTTTTCCTCGCGCGCCGTCTCTTCGGCCGTTTCATGCGCGGCAATCGCATTGACGATCGCGACATACGTCGCTTGATCGAGCGCATCGATCGCGGCCTCGCTCACCGGGACGGCCTTCCCGCCCCGCGTAAACGACCAGCCGACCAGATACGCCGCGACGCGCGCAAACCCGACTTGCTCCGGGTCATACATCGCCTTGCCCGTCGCCGGGTCGTAGCCCTTGATCTGCCGCGCGAACATGCGCCGATGCTCGCCGGCCGTCAGTTCGCGTTTGACCTCGATCCACTCCCCGCCCTCGAGCGGCAGCCGTACCAGATCCGGCTCGACAAACATCAGTCCTCCTGCGGCCCGACGGTTGCGGCAAACCGGCCGCCCTGCTCGAGCGCGGTAATCGTCTGAATCGGCCAGCGCCAGGCGCCCGTCGGCCGTTTCACGGTGAACGTCAATGGCAACGCGCCGAGATAGAACAGATCGTCGATCGACGCGAGCGTGCCCGTAATCGTGCCGCCGGTCGCGTCGGCCGTGAACGTCCAGTCGGTCACCGTCGCCGCCGTGTGATACCGATGGATCACGGCGCCGATCGGCCCTTTGAATTTCACCGCGTTCGGCATCAGAAGTTCACGTACCAGGAGCCCTTCGCGGCAAAGTTCGCGCTGATCTTCACGGCGTCATTGACGCCGGTATCGATCGAGCAATCGAGCCACGCCGGGCCGCTCG